CCCCAGGGCTGGGTCCTGGTCCCCCCGAGGGGCTGGGACCAGGTCGTCCCGCCCGGGGTGGCGGTAATACACAGGCCGGCGTCAAGGGACAGGCGCCTAGTTTAGAAGACACCAATGAAGCAGGCGCAAAGAGCATGGCACAGGCCATTCCTGTCAGCCCTCCGCAAGGGCGGCTGCATAGAGGACGCCAGCAAGGCGGCCGGCATAGACTCTGACACGTACTACAAGTTCCGCGAGAAGAACCCCGAGTTCAGGGCCGAGGTCGAGAAGGCCCTGGACGAGGCCATTGACCGCCTCGAGGCAATCGCAATCAGGCGGGCGGGCAAGCACAGCGACAAGCTCGCAGAGTTCCTGCTCACGAGGCGGCACCCGAGGTACAAGGTTGACCCCCAGCAGGGGGCGGGCGGGCAGCAGGTCAACGTGAACATAACCCTAGAGGACCAGAAAAAAGGAGAACCATGAAGATCAACTTCCACAAGCAAAAGCTTTACCTGCCGCCATGCGGGGACTCGACGAAGGCCAGCTATCGGGTTTGCGGGGCGCTCTCGGAGTGCCTCGACTGCCGCGCCTGCAAGAGGGACGTCCGGCGGGCTGACATCCTGAAGGCAGTCCTGAGGGTAAAAGGGGCCATTGGCTTCTAGTGGACTTCCAGCTCAGCCCCCCCCAGATGAGGTTCCTCAGGGACCAGCACAGGTCCGCCCTGTTCCTGGCCGGCATAGGATCTGGCAAGACGCACGTGGGCTGCCTATGGGCGTTGTGCCAGTCCGCCACCCCCTCGGTCGGCCTCCTGGGGGCCCAGAACCCCTCCCAGTTGAACTCGGTCGTCATCAAGTGCTTCGCCGCCATGCTTGACCAGGCAGGGATCAACTATTGCTACGGCAGCGAGCCCCCATGGTTCAAGTCAAGGTTCGAGAGGCACTCGAACATATTGTCATTGTCGACCGGGACCCAGGTGCTGGCCGCCAGCATGCACGAGTCTGGGGCCGACAGGACGCTGCGTGGCACCGAGCTGAACTGGGCGTACCTCGACGAGACGAGGGACATGTCAGAGGACGTGTACCACATGGTCCTCGGCCGCATGAGGGCCAGGGGCGGGCCCCACCATGTCCGCCTGACCTCGACCCCCAGGGGCCATGACTGGGCCTGGCGCTTGTTCGTCGACCAGCCCGGCCAGGACCGGGGGATCACCAGGGCGACCACCATGGACAACCGGCACCTGCCCCCGGGCTACGCCGAGTCCCTCAAGTCCCAGTACTCGAGCGACCTCTACCGCCAGGAGGTCCTCGGCGAGATCGTCAACATGGGGACCGGCAGGGCCTGCCCCGCCTTCGACCGGGCAAGGCACGTCAGCCCATGCCCCTTCGCCCCCGGACTGCCCTTGATCCTCGGCCTGGACTTCAACGTCTCCCCCATGGCCGGCGTCGTCTGCCAGAGGCAAGGGGACTCGCTCAGGGTCATCGACGAGCTTTGGATCCAGGACAACGCCCAGACCAGGCAGCTGGTCGCCATCCTGGCAGGCAGGTATGCCAGCAAGTCCCCCGAGGTGCATCACGTCTCGGACGCATCAGGCTTGTCCCGCAACACCAAGACGCTTGACACGGACGCCGCGATCCTGGACGCCGAGCTGAGGCGGGCGTTCAGGCGGGTCGTCAACCTGCAGGTTGGCCACAACCCAAGGGTCGTCGACAGGGTGAACTCGCTCAACACGCTGCTTGACCCGGCGAGCGGGGGGACAAGGATCGCCATTGATCCCCGTTGTACTCACCTTTGTGCGGACCTTGAGTCAGTCTCGTGGCTCCCGGGCGACTATGGCAGCCTTGACAAGGGCGACCCCATGACCGGGCACATCTTTGACGCCCTGGGCTACGTCACCCACAGGCTCTTCCCGGTCGGGGGCGGCAAGTCATGGGGCCTGGACGGCAGCCTCGACCCCGTGCAGAGGCCAGTCGACCCAAGGGGGGCCAAGTTCCCCATGATCCAGCCAGTCCTGTTGCCAGCCAAGGGGGTCCAATAAATGCCCAGCGACGGCATGTCCCACGCCCAGCCCAACATGCCCCAGTCAGCCGTCACCATCCCAGGGGGCGAGCAGCCCCGCAAGGGCCAGCCAATAGTCGTCACGGTCGGCAAGCCCCTGCCCAGGCACCCAAGCTACGCCCGCTATTGCAAGAAGTGGCTGTTCTTCGAGCACAGCTACAAGGGCGGCCCCCGCTACCGGGACTGCAACGACCCCGACGGCCTCCCGGTGCTGGTCCCCCACGAGCAGGAGAGCACCAAGTCGTTCGAGCGCCGCAAGCGGATGTCGGCCTACCATAACTTCTGCAAGCCCATAACGGACAAGTTACTTGGCTTCGTCTTCAGCAAGCCAGTCATAAGGGACCCGGACAAGCAGTTCACCACATGGTCCGAGGACGTGGACGGGCACGGGCAGCAGCTGCACGAGTACATGAGGCGGGTCACCCTCAAGGCCGCCATCCTCGACCGCTGGTTCATACAAGTCGACACCAACAAGCCCTCGGACGGCATGACCCAGGAGCAGGCCAAGTCAATGGGCGCCCGCCTCATGGTGTCGGACGTCCACCCGACCAGGGTCATCAACTGGGTCAAGGACTACTCGGGAGAGTCGGGGGACGACGACGAGTCGGGCGAGCAGTACCTCATAACCGACGACGCCCTCGGGCAATGGGGCGGGGCCAGGCTCTGGACGGGGACTGGCTACCAGCTCGTCCTGCTCGACAGGGACGGGGTCGTCGAGAGCGTCGCCCCGGAGGTCCCGCATGGCTATGACGAGATGCCCATCATCAAGGTCAAGGCCCATGCCTCGCACCAGGCACTGATCGAGGACGTGAGCATGCTGTCGCTGCAGGTCTACAACCTGGACAGCTGGCTCATGGAAGAACTGTGCAAGCAGACGTTCAGCCAATGGTGGGCGGCGGGGGCTGGCCTAACCCCCGAGTCGCTGGCCTCGGTGGACGTCGGGAGCCGCAAGGTCATAGTCCTCAACATGGACGCCAACTCGATCAAGTTCGAGCGGCTGGCGTCCGACCCGTCGCAGGCCCAGTCAATCAGGGACACGATCGCCCAGAAGGTGCAGGAAATCTACAGGGCGGTCGGGCTCAAGGACCCGACGATCGAGCAGGGCAGGCCCGAGTCGGGGATCGCCCTCAAGATCAGGTTCACTGACATCTCGTACAAGGCGGCCGAGCTCGCCGACATGGCCGAGCAGGCCGAGCAGAAGATCGTGGCCCTCTACAACTCGGCCATGGGGGCTTCCATCGAGGACCCAGAGTACCCAGAGGACTTCGACGAGGACGACATCGCCGCGGAATTGAAGCTGACGCTTGACACGATCGCGGCGGACATGCCCATGGGGGTCAAGAGGGCCCAGGTCCGCCTGTACGCCGAGAAGGCGTTGACGGGCGAGGTGGACGACGCCGAGATGACCGAGATCAAGCAAGAAATCGAGGCCAAGTACGCGACGCCCGACGTCGTCGAGCCGACGACCGGCATGCCCCAGGGGCCAGCTGGCAACGTGGGACCCCCGGGCAGCGAGGGGCCAAAGGGGGACCTGAGGCTGGAGGCCGCCAAGGAGCTGGCCGAGCACCCGCAGCTGGGGCCAGAGGGGGCCATGAAGGTCGCCCAGCAGCACCAGAAGACGGTGGCAATGTGATCGTCAAGACGAAGCATGGCTACCTGGTTCAATCCGAGAAGGGCAAGAAGCTCGGGGGGCCATACAAGTCAAGGGCAGCCGCAGAGGCCAGGTTGCGCCAGATCGAAATGTGGAAGCATATGAACAAGGGCAAGTAAGAAATGACCTATGTCTACGAGTGCCCCGGTTGTGGCAAGCAGCACGAGAAGAGGCAGCCCATGACTGCCAGCGTTGACCCCGAGTGCCCCCATTGCCACGGCAGCGGCGCATTCCGGGTGGTGACTGGCGGTTGTGGGGTCATATTCAAGGGGACTGGGTTCTATTGCACGGACAAGATCCAAAGGCAGAACGTCGAGGACAAGCCATGGGCCAGGAACTACCAGGGCCACAGGACGGGGCAATAAGGCTGCCCCTTGACATATTCGTCTCGTCCCCCGTCCCCGAGGGCATGCAGGTGTCGGTCAAGGACGCCAAGTCCGGGCTGACTTACATGGGGACCTCCCTCGGCCAGGGCCAGCTGGGGGCCAGGGACTGCACCAGGATCAGGATCACGGGCCTCAAGCCCCCGGAAGGGGCTGGCCTGCCGCAGAGCGGCAAGGAAGAGCCAAATGGAGCCAAAGGACAAGCAGGACAAGCAGGCTGACGCGGCGAAGGACCAGGACGACAAGGGCCTGGCCCTCGGCAAGCCCCCGGACGAGCCGCCCCCGGGCAAGCAGGGCACCTGGCAGGAGGCCCTGGACAAGGCCAGCGAGTCCCGGAAGAAGTGGAAGGAGCAGGCCAAGGCGGCTGAGCAGGAGCTCGAGAAGTACCGGCAGGCCGAGAAGGACAAGCTCAGGCAGGACGAGGCCGCCCATAAGAAGGCCGAGATGGACCGCCTCGAGAAGGAGGGCAAGTACAAGGAGGCCATCAGCCTCGTCGAGCGACAGTCCGCCGAGAAGCATGAGGCCATCCGCCGCAGGGTCTCAGAGAAGCTCGTCCCCCTGGCCATCAGGTCCGCCGCCTCGGAGGTCAAGAACCTGTCCCCGGACGCCATCAATGACCTGCCCGAGATGCTGTCCAGGCACCTGGCAGTCGACGACGACACCCTCGAGCTCTACGTCAGGGGCGAGGACGGCAAGCCCCTGGTGGACGACAAGCTGAGGACCGTCAAGCCAGAGAAGTTCATCAGGCAGTTCATCGAGGCCAGGCCATACCTGCTCGTCGACGGCATGCCCAAGTCCCATGGCCAGTCAGGGGGCGGGCAGCCCGGGCGCCAATGGGACATCGCCGCCGCCGTCAACGACCCCAAGATGCAGAAGGAGTGGGAGGCCAGCGACCCCGAGGGGTTCAAGGCTGCATGGACGGCCTATTGGGATCCCAAGGCGATCCTGGCCAGGGTCGTGAAGAAGTAATTGACAGGCCTTGGGGAATGGGGAAATCGCCTCCTGATCCAAAACCCGGCTTCCCCACCCCCAAGGCAAGAAGGAAC